TACTCTTGATACGCTGACTGCAAATATTATATTAATAGGTAACGCTACTTATGGCATCTATTTATCACTAACTGCTGGTATGATACCGATGTGTGGGATAGTTAGTAGTACAACCACCAGTGATGTTATTTATGGAACCCCTCTTCGAATAGATGAAAATTCCCACCTATTGTTTGAATATAATGCTGGGTCGATGAAACTGTATCAGAATGGAGTATTGGTTAGCTCCTTAACATCGCCTATCACCTCAATACCAGCATCAACGGTGGCAGCCAACATCGGTAAAGAAGCAGCACTAAGAGTACATACCACTTCTTTCACTGCTTACAATCTTCACAGTAAGATGAGCAACCTTGCAGTATGGAATAGTGTGTTGGGTACTGCTGATAAACTAGATTTGTTTACCGGTGGACGACAGCCGATAACGAGAACTTTGTTTTTCACAAATCTTCCTGACAAAACAGAGGTTAGAGTTTACGACATCAACGACAGTTTGGCATTGCTTGGCGGGGTAGAGTTTATTGATAGTGCAACCGGTCCTAATATAAGTGTTGATTTCGTTGTCGATATTTCCCTTCTTACCCGAATAGTTCTTCATAATGTGGAAGGGGATAAGCTTCATTTTGAGACTGACATCTTGTTAGGAAGGGAAGATTACACTTTTAATGGAAACTTGTTACTTGATGAGGATTTAACTTATGATAACGATTGGGAACAACCTATACCAGTTTCAAATCTCGTTGCCCCTTACATTACTGGTGCAGTTGGTACTGGTAATGATTTTACTTGTCAACCTGGTGTTTGGACTGGTTCTGGCACAATCACGTATTCGTATCAATGGTATAGAAGACCTTCTGGCGGGACATGGGCGGCACTGACAGGGGAAACAACAACAGTTTACACCCTGATTGCTGCTGATCTTGACCATGATTTTTACTGTGAAGAAACAGCCGATAATGTTTTAGCTAATGTTTCGGTAGACACTGCGACAAGATCGTGGATAGATGTGAAACTTTATGCAATTTATGAAAATGATGTAGGAGGCGTTGCACCTACGACCTCTTGGGTTACTGTAAATTTTGAAACGGAAGTCACAAACATCAATGGAGCTTTTTCTAATTCTAGTGGCAACTATGCCTTACCTGCTGGAGACTTCCTTGTTATCGCTACGATGAAATACCAAGATGATTCTAACGGTCGGGTTGATCCAGAGGGTAGGATTGTCTACGTCGGGGGTGGAGAAGAAGCCCCAATCTATGGCAGTGGCTTTAGTCGTGATTCAAACAATAAGATTTCTTGGGTTCGTAGCACCAGCTACATTCATGGAGCAACCGCAGGGGACGTGGTGAAGTTTGAGCATCGTAGTGATACGGATCTACTTACTGGAGGATCGATAGCAGAATATTGCCACATCCAGATTATCAACATGACTCCAGTGGCCTTGTTGTTGGCAAATGACTCAGCCGATGTTAGTGGATATACCGGCACTACTTGGAACACGATACAATGGAATAATACGATTGCTACACTAGGTTCGTCTATCACTAGATCAACTAATACGTTCACTCTTGCAGCAAATAAAGATTATTTAATTTCTTATGGTATTGCGTTTGCCCAGAGTTCAAATAACAGAACGCAAAGGGTTTCAAAAGCGGTGATAAATGGTACTGACATTCCTGCTTCTTTCAGTTATGCTTATATGAGGCAAGCGTCTGATGAGTATGGGGACATTGGTAATATGTTCATGTACTCTACCGGAGCAAGCAACGAAACTCTGGAACTTTTTGCCCAGAGGGGGGATGCTCTGGTCGACGGCACGGTTGTTAGGAGAGTAGATACCAGTTGCGTATTTATTCTTGATGTGACAGGATGTGAATATTGCAGCTATAAAGATACCACGGCGAATCAGCTTGTAACTACAACCACTGATTTGTCATTAACACTTGCAGAAACCGAAATTGAAGCTTCTACGGACATATTGAAAACAAGCGCAACAAAGATGACCTGCCAAACAGAAGGGTATTGGATACTTGGAGCTTCCGCATTTATAAATAATACTGCACATTCTGGAGGAACCCGTCTTACTCGTGGATTAAAGTTTGTGATAAATGGAGTTTCCCAAAAAGTTGGGGAATCGGGGAGTTATCAAAGGAACGATCAATCGTCAACAGATACATGGGACATGGCAATCGGAGCTGTCGGTGTTTACCATTTGTTAGCTAATGACGAAATTGAATTTGTATCATTCGATGCAGGTAACGATGGTAATTCAAATTCATATACTATGGCGAATAAATGTGGCTTTTGGGCACTTGACATTAACTCAATTTAAAGGAGTACGACATGGCTAAAATTATTGATCCTGATGATCTGAACCAAGGTACAGAAGTAATTTTTGATACCTCGGCAAAAACGATTGCTCTTGCAGTAGCTGGCAATCTCTCAAATGACGGAGTGGCAATTCAGTGTTGTTATTCATTCTTCAAAGAGGAATGGAAAGCAGATTCTACTTTAATCAAACATCCTTTTCCACTGAAACCAATCGATGGTCCGTCTGGTACTCAGTTTGACCTTGTTGGTGGCTGGTCATGGTTGAACACTACAACTACCGGACTTCTTCGAGATGGTGGTTGGGCATTGAAAGATGGTGGTGGTATTTCTCAGGAAGAGTGGATGAACGTAACTTCTCTTGGTGCATTCTTGTCTGGTACCGATCAAGGGTATTACACTCAAGGAGATCCTGCTTCGCCTTTAGACATCACTTTAGATGGGGAAGTCAATCAAGCCATTCAAATTTATGGTGACGCAACTCACGGAAACTTCGACTTCCGTGGTGATTTTACTATGTTCTTGCGGGAACAAGCCAAGACGTTTGATAGCTACGACCTTTTGACAGAACAGAACATTTCTGCTTTGACCTACAAGAAGTATGCGTTGCCGTTGTCGAATGCTTCTGATGCAATCAAAGTTACCCATGATGATACTGCTGTTGGTCTTGCTCCGTACACCGGCATCGACATCACTTATTTTGCAACCGATCAAGATGAAACTATCGGTGCTGCTGATTATCCCTTCCGGGTTATCATTGAAGGGGATTCAAAAACTCTCGAACAGATTTATGAGAAAATTCAGTATCAGTTACGCCAGACTGGTGATATTGATGAAGGCGCTGGAACTGTTCGAGGTGACACCACTGATGAACTTCTGTGGTGGGTTGGTGATACCCTTCATACAATGCAGGGTGTTTTCATTGAAAATATTCAGGGCGTTGATTTGAACAGGATTGTATTCTTAGATCAAGATGGAATTGAAAGACAGTATCCTTATGCGTCTGCTGGAAGCATGGCATTTAATGCTGCTCTACAATCGGATGTTGATGCGATCTATCGGATGTACTTTACCAATGATGATGCTGGTGATAACTCCGGTGATGATTATGGTACTGATGATGCAATTCTCGTAAAGAATAATAGCGGCGTTGATATTTCTGGCACTGTTAATGGACAATCTTCAATTACTTTCGATTATGATTACGATGGTAATATCCAACGGGGGGCAGGCTCTGCTGGCACGGATGTTCCAGTAACTCTGGTAGCTATCGGTCTTGAATCTGCACAGTACGTTGTTACAAGTGGTACTATACAAAGAACTAAATCGAACAACTTCACGTTCGTTGCCAATGACGAGTTGACCTACACAAACCCATAAGGGGTAGTTGATGTTCATATTTGATGGATCGGCAAGAAAAATTTACATTGATCCAAATGGTGACTACACAATCATCAATGGTCAGCGGTGGTATCGATTTACTGCCGCTGACCTATATTCCGAATGGAAGCGATGGGTAAAGTATGAGGATGGAGCAAAATTCCCTGCTGCTTTCGAAGTTATCGGTGGTCAGGACATTGGTGGAGGAGTAACTGTTGGTAGTTACATTTTCATAAAAGTTTCCAATGATTGGATAGGCGTTCCTCCTGACGTTGATGATATTATTGTAGAAGTTTCTGGTAATTTATATCCTGACGTTGCCGGTAAGCCTGTAATGGAGAAACACCCACAATATACTTCCACTCTCATGCTTAGATTGTCGAGTATGACTGAGGTTGTTACTTTGTCAACTGGAAGTGGTTTATCTTCTGAACAAGATGCGAAGTTGACAAACATTGATAATAATACTTCAAATATACCAACAAGTGTTTGGGAATATTTGGTAGCTTCTGGATACCCTGCTGAGTCGGTAATGGCTTTAGTTAAAAATGACATCAAAGGAAAAGCTGTTATTTCCTCCGATGATTTGCACACTACGATTTACAATACTGATGGAACAGTTTCCCATGAATTTGATATAAGTCCAGACAAGCGAACAAGGACTCCAGTATGAGCATCTTCCCAAATTGGTTAGGAATAGACGTTTGTACCGGAGAGGTTACAATTATCTTGGACTCTTTGGATGTAGAAGTGGTTGATGATACAATTGAGGTTGAGGTCGAATCCGCAATCGAAGTGGAAATTTTTGACGATACTATAGACGTGGAGCTGTGCTGATGAGCGAGATTGCAAAGGTTGATATTAAGAGGAAGCGTGGGGATACAAAAGATTTTAAAATCAATCTCACACAAAAGAAGGTAATTTACCCATTAGCTGGATGCACCTCTAGGTTGTCCGTGTCTGATAAAAAAGCACCTACCACAAATAATTATGTGTTTCAATCAGTTGGAACGATCAACGATGTGGAAGGGTCAATAACATTTCCATTCACTGCTCAAAACGTTGACCATCTTGGAACTTTTTATTATGACGTTGAGATAATTGATGGTGATGGGAAGATTGCTACTGTTTTAGAGGGGAAATGGTCCTTCTCTCAAGATATTACAAAAGATTGATTCAGAAAATGACGCTCCGCTGATCTAATTTAAGCGGAGCGTCATTTTCTTTTTTAAAACGATACGTGCTATGCTTTTTAAAAGAACGTCAAGCACAGAGCAAATTTCGAGCTTACACCACTTTCGATATTCCATTCTCAATAGAAACGTGGAATACCTTATCAGCACATTCAGCTAATTCTTCCGAGTGGGTGATAATAATAATCTGCAATCCAAGTTCCTTTGAAAGCTTTGCAACCATTTCCGCAGCCATAGCTTGTTTCTTTTTATCGAGCTGTCGGAAAGGTTCGTCCCAAATAAGAACAGGTCGCGTTTCTCCAAGAGACCAATAGGCAATACGAAGTGCGAAGCTTGCAACATCAGCAGCACCATACCCACAAGAGTCCAATGGCTTGTATTCATTTCCATCCTTTACGAACATCAAATCACATTCCATTGTGTTTCTGCGATTTTCAAATGTGGCTTGAAATTCATATGGATCCTCAAACACGGAGCGCAGCGCAAGAGAAACCAAATCACTGATATGAACAGACAGCCTTTCTTGTGTTAGCTGTGCGGCTTTCTGTATCAAACTCCTGGACACTTGTAGATTTTCTAAATGCTCGGCATTTCCAATGTTCACATCAAGAGCCTCTTGCAATTGGGATTCAAGTAATTCTTTTTTCCCTTTCGCTTTATTTATTTTAGTCTCCCATAAGGGAATCATATTTGGATTCAAATTCATTTAGCATTCTCCCTAAAGTATCTTCCATTTCAAAGATGGTTTCCTCCATGCTCTTGACGGCTTCTTTCGCTTTCCCAACGTCATCGTAACCTTCATCGTTGAGCTTTTCAAGTAAGGAACCGATCTTTGTTTCAATTACGATCTTTTCCTTTTCAGCTTTCTCCAGTTTGCGTTTTGCGAATTGCAAACGATCCATTAAGTCGCTCATATTTCCTCCAGTACAGTGTTGATAACTTCTATTACTTCGTCGGTTGCGTTAGCCTGCTTGATAACATCATCAAGGACACTTTTAAAATTTGGTTTATCCCCAGAATACTTGATTGTATCAATGAAGGAGTTTAAGGCTTTCACATCTTTCATCTTATCAATCTCTTGCTGGTCTAAATTAAATACTTTTTCTGCAGGTTCAATAGGAATCTCTATCTCCTCGCTTGAACCTTTTTCCGTATCGAGAAGATAGACCCTTGGTTTAAAGTCTACTTGTGCGGTTGTAGATCGAGTTAATGAACCTGGATTGATTATATTTTTAGATACGAATGGAATATGAATATCGCCAAATACGTAGTAATCGAACCCAGGATAGAGCTTCTTGATCTGCTTTGCTGTTATTCCATTTTCGCACCAGAACGGAACTTCTTTTTCAAACACAGAAACATGACCAAGTAAAATGTTTGTGTCCCCTTTCCATGGAGTAGGAATTTCCCCTTCCCAACCAAGAGATTTTATCGAAGTCATTTCGTTGAAAAAAGTTCGATCTTCCTCAATTACTTTGCTTACAATTAAATTTCCGTATGGGGTATTTGATAAGTCTTGAGAATGAAATGTGGTATCATGATTCCCAAAGCAAGTGATAACGGAGTAAACCATCTTTTGTAATTCCCTCGACACTCGGTTAGTTACCGCATAACCAGCTTTCGGACTGTCGAATATATCACCAGCAATCAAAAGATGGGCATCAAGTTCGTTTGCTTTTTTAACAATCCACTCAATCTTCTTGATTTGTGTTTCAAAATATTGATCTTTTCTATACTTTGGATTTTCTTTTCTAACGTGCCAATCAGCAGTGCATAAAAATTTCATGACTTCTCCTTAATAATCTGACCACACGTTGGACAAATTTTTAATCGGGATTCGAGATCATCAAATTCCTGCTTGCATACTCGAACCTGATTGTTTGTTACAGAATAAATCCGATCTTTGTCTTTTATTTCTGAGATAAGCAATCGAAGTGCATTTAGCTTTGTTGTTTCATCATCAATCCGCTGCGAAATACTAGCGGTAGTAGACAAGTCCAGTTGATTTAATGCTGTGTATCGCTTCTGTTCTTTTTGCAGCTCATTTAAGCTGTCAATAAGATCACAAATTGAATTGGTATGTTCCAATTTAGTATTTATATCTGCATCAAGATCCTGAATTTCTTTTATTCTTGGAAGTGCAGAAAAATCTGGTAGCGAATTTAATTCTTCCTCTTGTTCTTCTACTTCGGAGATAAGTTTTTTAACAAAAGTATGTACCTCCTGTAGACCGGAAAGATCGGAACTACATTCAGCTACCCATTTCAAACTTTCTTGTGCTTCATCCACCCACTGAACCTTTTCAATATCGATCTCCAGACCGTCGATCTTTTCAGTTGTGTGAGTGATTTTCCATGAAGTATCCCGAACTTTGGAATTGATGTTTTTCAATGCAGCATCCATTTCTTCAAGACCCGAAACAGAATTAAAAGACTTTGCCACATTGCCAGGAGTTTCATCCAATAGAAAGTAAGATTTATGCTGGGGTTGTAAATTAACATCTTGCATCTGGGTAATATCTTTTACTTCTTGTGGAACATCAGTACGAAGGGCTTTTAACTCCCCACTTGGAACTTCGTATTTGTTGATCGATTTTCCTTTTTGACGAACAACAAAATCCTCTCCGAAAGCCATAGCTACTTCGGTCATGTTCTTTGAGAAGTTTGCACGAAAAGAATCCCCTGATGGTCTGTTTGACATTACCCAATTGATTGCCCGAATGATAGACGATTTTCCAGTATCGCTTTGCCCAACGACTACATTCACACCAGGATGAAATGAAAGGTTTGTATTTTTATGGGATTGAAAATTAACAATTTCTAAATCAGTAATCATCTAATTTCCCTTTCGTTTTCGAATATTTCATCCATTTTTTTATTTTCTCTTTTTTAATAGCGGAAATTTCAAAAAGTTCATGCCCTAAAGCAATCGAGGAAACCTCCTCATGCACTAAATCTAAAACAGAAAGGAGATCATAAATTTCATTTAACAATCTATCTTCGTTGTTTAAGTGCATAGGAGTTTCGGAGTCGTCCATTCCGAATCTAAGTATCTTCGAACAGGCCTGCTGAACTTCTGCACATTCTTCCATAAGAAGAAGTAAAAGATGGTCTTCCATATTCATTATTCTGCCTCTTTTCCATCAGGAACTTCCTTTAATTCCCATCCGTCTATTTCTTCATATCCACTTTCATAATCTTTTATGAAATTAAAAAAGACCATGTATAATTTTCCATCCTCTATATTGGAAAGAACATCTTCTTTTTCATTCATACCAATATCTTCTTTTAAAAAATCCTGCAGCCATTCACAATGTACACAACCCTTGCACGATTTTCTTTTCAATATGGATATGGATTTTTTAGATTGTATTACTCCATCAGAACACCAGGAGGAGACTCTACCTCTCCAAACTATTCCTTCACAAAGAATCTCTTCGGATGATTCAATAATATCTAGCTGCATACATCCTCCTATTAAATGTATGGGAGTTTACCAACTTCTGATTTAAAAAAGTTAAATTTTCGTGCGCCAAATTCGCTGCCAATAACCGGAAACGGCTTGCCTATTCTGCAGGTAACAAATTTATTATCTTTCAGATTACGTACACGGTACTTTCTCTGATTGATATTTACATCACTATTTTTGGTAATGATCAGACCATTAAATGCTTTTAAAGTTTTCATTTTTTTTTCTCCTATAGAATTTTATTCACAACAGCTCGAAATGCGGCTTTTTCCCATTCAGAACGATAATTTTGTTTTGATTTCACTTCGATGGTAATATCCGAATCCTCAACCAAATCTATCCCAACATCATTAATGATGTACTCTCTAACCAATTTGGTTACCATTTTTTCATCGACTTCAATATGCAAAGTTCCCATTTTATTTCCCTTCTGTAAGCTCTTGCACATATTCCAAAGTATCGGCAATATCTTTTTCTCTAAATTCAATGAACCTCGGTGCATACAAGGCATACGTGGAGTCATCCCGCTTGTCTTGTATAAGTTCATCGAATCGGATCGTTGCAATTTCCCCAATAACATCTTTGGGCTGCCACATGTCTCGTTCTTCGTGAGAAAATCCTGATCCTACATAACCAGTTATTTTCCCACATTCGGAAACATATTCTAATGATCCAATACCATATTGGAATCTAGTTCCTTCTTTCCCTGGTTTAATTCCAATGATTCTAAATTCTGCTTCAAATTCCTCACCAAGAATAGCTTTCATTTTCACTTGATTAGGAGTTCCGGAGTTTGTTGATTTGAAAACTCCATCTATGTTTTTTACAACCAACCCTTCAAGTCCACGCTCTTTCACATCTTTGTAGAAAGCAAGAACCTCCTCATAGTTTTCAACAATTTGATATTCCACCGTTGAAATTTTATGAAGACCAGAAGTTTGCATTTCTACCATTTCAAGGGAGTCTTCGTATTTCATCCCCTCTCCAATTTCTTCAAAGAAATATTTATATGGCACATACTCCCACAATTGAATACGAATCCGAGAGGCTTCATCTTCTGTAATCGTTCCTTCTAAAGCTTTAGTAATAATACCATTGCCGGTCTTTCGTGGAAGGATGTTTCCTTTTTTATCTAAGACAACACCTTCCCCAATGAAGACACCAATAAAGCTTCCATTATTAAAAAGCTCCATGGATTCAACTGTGAGCTGACCTAAAAAATCATACTCATTTCCGACTCGGGAACGAAAAGATAACTTTTTACCATTGTAAACAATGTCTATGTGGGTTCCGTTTGCTTTTAGTTGGGCAATGGCGCGATAGTTTATTTTATCAAAATTCTTTTCCGAGTGGGATTTGCAACGCATATATGGCCACACCTTTACAAAATCTGGCCAGACAGCATTAACAACCGCAAGCTTTACACCGCAGCGTAAATCTTTACCTACTATCCGATTGATAACTTCTGTAGCTCCAATAACTTTTCTTACCGCTCCAGCAAGTTCCGACTTTTCTAAATTTGAAACCCCCCTTTGTGAAGCAAATCCATTCAATACTGAAAATACTTCTTCCTCGTTAAGTTGTGCAGCAGACGAGAATAGATCATCTTTTGCTGCAGGGAGCTTCGTCATTTTGAAAGACAGTTTAGGATCAAGAGCCATACGAACTACGGTTGAAAATTCCTCATCTTTTAAAAAAGAATAGAGGAGTTCTTTCTTTCCGTTAGTTGCCGGACAATATTGAAGTTCCTCAAGAGTATTTAATATTTGTTGGAAGTTCATGATTTACCTTTCTTCTTTTTTACTGGAGGATTGATGATATTTTCAATAACTTCAAGCTGCGGTTTTGTTAGATCGGCACTCATTGAATATAATTCTTTGGCGATCTTTGCTAGACCATAGGCATCAGCTTGATTGTCATCAGGAGGATCGAATCCCCATCGTTTGTAAACTGATAGCATAATCATACTTTTATCAGCAGCACCTTTTCCGGTAACAAACTTTTTCAATTGAGTTGGAGTTATTAATGACGGAGTAATTTCGAAATCAAAGAGCATTAATTTAATAACGCCACCAAGTTCCCCGATAGAAAAAGATTGTCCAGCTCGTATCCCCATTGCATAGTTCTCTATGCAGAAATGGGAGCCTGGGAATTTATGAATAACATCTGATACTTTTCCACGGATATAATCAAGACGTTCCATTCCTCTAAGTTTATTTTTTAGAGTGTCCGAAAAAAGTAATTCTTTACTTTCATTCAAAACAATAATGCCAGTGCCCGTTAGAGATAGATCAAGGCCGATAAATATTTCTCCTCTTCTTCTTTTAATTAAGCTCACGGGAAGTCTCCTTAAATTCTTGTACAGAAATAACATTAAATTCAACTGATCCTTCAGTCATCAGTTTAAGCCCATCAAGCACTTTCTCCAAGTTATCTGGATGCACTCGTATGTGGCTGTTAAATATCATTGCTCCTTTAATCGGAATGCCATTTTCTTTTAAACTCGGATCAGTAACGATTGTAGTCGGTAGCATTATTAACTCCAAACTTATTAACAGAGGATAGAATCAATCTTTTCTTTTAAAGCTAAGAGTTCTTCTTTACCATATAGAGAGATAGCAGAATATTGGGAACCGTTCCCTGTAGCAAAGATTGTGTACACTCTTTGGTCATACGATTTCCAATCCGGTTCCGCTATTTCAATTTTTACAAGGAAGTTTTCTTTTCTATACTTCCACATTCTTTCTTTATCTTCTTTGCTCATCATTTAAGATCCACTCCCATTCATTAAGAGAATAGTGACCAAGCAACGATACCATTCCAAGTCTTTCACAAACAGAAATGAAATTATCGATGCTAAATTCATTCTGCCAAAATTCCAAAGTAGGAGTTCCTGGATATGGAAGGGTCACCAGCTTCGCATTCCTTTCAAGAACCGATGTCCAAGCACCACTAACAATCGCGTTGTACGTTTTGTAGTGCCTCTTTAACTCACGAGTGATAAATTTGATTGCTGTTTTTTCCCCCACTCCAGGTATCCCTGGTATCTCATCAGAAGAACAGCCACCTAAAGTTTTTACTTTAACCCATTCTTCTGGGGTAATTCCATGGGAATTTAAAAAATCAAGTCTATCGATTTCCTTCTTTGTAGAAGGATTGTAGATAGAGCAATAGCTTAAACTCTGGTACATGTCTTGATCAGAGGTCACCATGATAACATCATGGGTTCCTTCTTCATGAAGCTGCATTGCTGCTTGGTGAAGCAAATCATCGGCTTCATAACCATAAGCTTTGTGTTGGTTAAGGAAACCAATACTTGGAAGAATGTTAGAAAATAATTCCTCGTATTGTTCAAAAGCTATGCTCCAGATTTCCTTTTCTTTCTTTGTTCTGTTATCCGCTCGCTTCTCTTTATACTCTGGGAATATTTCTTTCCGTTTTGAATATTCAGAGTCCCAGAAAAACATAATGTCATTCGTTTTAAACTCCGTTGCAACTTTCTGAATTTCTTTTAAGAACCCAAAAATTACACCTGTAGGAGCTTCGTGGTAAGATAAGTCCCCCATTGAAAATACAGCTCTTGCTCCAATGCAGCCACTATCTATCAATACCACTCTCGGTTTATTAAGCAAGTCTGCCATCACATCACCATTTCAATCCACGATCAGCAAATTTCTCTTTTAAAAGACTCTCCAAGAAGTTCATCCCATCTTGAAAATCTTGATCGACGGAATCATTGTCTGTCTTCATTGTAGCTGACAAGGAAATAACTAATGGTTCGAATTGTTTTTCTTGGATGGTCTTGCTCATTGTGACTGTGATTTCCATTTCATTTTTTTCCATGACAATCTCCTAAATTGTTGATATTATGTTTGTGGTTGGAAATGTTTAGCCCGACGTTCACCTCCTGGAGCGTCGGGCACTTTTTAATAACAAGCAAGATTGGACGAAAAGCTTTTATACATTTTTTTGAATGTTGGCTTTCGTTTATTATTCTCCGAAGCAAATTCAAGCATGTCCATAAGAATCTTTGCTTCCTTTTTTGACATCCTAATAATGCTTTCCCCAATATCAGTTTCGCTTGTATAAAAATCCATTAGAATCTAACTTTCTTTTTACGGTCCATTTTAAATTTCCCCTCTATTTCCTCCCAAATATCAATGACCTTCTCTCTCAATTGAGGTTCAAGATCGTTACTTTCAATGTACAAGATTGATTTATCCATCTGTACATACTCCTCGTCAACGCACCAATATTTTGTGCGTTTCTCCATATCTTTGATGTATTGAAGATTTGCACGAACATCATCAATCCCAACACCGAAGATAATATAAAGAGGGGCAGATCGATATTCATCATCAACAGTGGACTTTTTAACTAAGACTTCTGAATGGATGCCTATTGTTTTTTTAACAAGTTTCCCGCTGCTGATTTTCTTTTCTTTTTCAATACGTCCTTTCCGAGTAACACGAAGGCGCAAAGAGCAGTGATAGGGGATAGCATGACCGCCAGGAGTAGTTTTGCCAAACTCCCCGTCTCTCTCTTGATTAGTAAAGAGAATTAATTTGTTATTGTGGGCAATGAGCCTTGCAGTTTTTCTACAGCCTTCTGAAAGCTCTTTAGCTTTTCGTTGGCCTCTCTTGTCGCCTTCTCCCATTTCCATAGTTGTTGACAAAGCTGCGATAGAGTCGGCTGCAAAGACGTTGATGACGTTTGTATTTTCTGGTGTCCATTCTTCAATGAGTTGGAATGTTTCCGTGACGGTGTCTGGTCTCGCATAATTTTCCTTTGTCATTTCAAATCCGTAGATTCTTGAATACTCTTTATCTATTCGGGCTTCTGGATCAACAAAGTATACATCCCCGCCTTTGTCTTGTGCGGCTCCAGCAATTTCAGTAATTAGTCCCGTCTTTCCTGCCGCAGATGGTCCGAAAATTTCACACATAATACCACCGGGGATGCCACCACCACGAACACGACCACCGGCAATAGCAAGATCAAGTAGAGTAGAGCCAGTCGAAATAAGTAAAGTGTCCTTGTCAATTGACACATAAGAGTCCTCCGTTTTAGGCTTCCCTTTTTCAATCTTTCTGGTCGCAATCGTTGTTTCTTCTTTTGATCTTCTTTTTAGAGACATATTTACCTCATATATATAGGCTACCGCTGCGTAGCTTTAGCGGTAATCGATTATTTTTAATTTTATGATGTATGTATCGTTTTTACTGATAAAGCTGCGGAGAACGAATCCTCCGCAGCTTTTTATTTACCGACGACGGCGACGGGCCATCCGAGAAGTACGTTTTGGTTCTTCTTCTGCTTCATCTTTTTCAAACGGAGGATCTTTTTCTTCCTCCTCTTCCTTTTCTTCCTCGCGGGCTTCGTTGATCTCCCCCATGTCTTTCAGAGTTTCTTTATTGTCCTCTTCCGACTGAGTTTTCCTTGACCGACGACCGCCACGAGCTTTGCGATCTTCCTGATAATCAGGCTCTTCCTTTTCTTCTTCCTCACCGTCATCATCATGCGCTTTGCCTTCTCCATCAATCGGAGGAGCAGTGGGTAAGAAGATTTCATTGATCTCATCATACCCCTTAATATCAAGGAGTTCGTCCAGACAATAAGCGGAATCCAAATCATCGTCTGAAATTACAGCGCCTTCCCGATCTACAAACATGTAGCCTTTATAGCGTGTGGCGGCACCGGTACCTTCACGGTAGAAGTCGATTGATTTCCCATCATCAGGATCAGCAAAAGCGACATGACCACCACCCCGGCGATTACGAGCGATACCAAGTATTTCGTTCTCGGTAAGATGATAAGATGCCTCCCAAACTTGAACGCCCTTAGCTTCCTGTTCTGGGTTGTCGTAGCAAATGATATTGTAAAGTACCCGACGTTTTGGTTTAAGTGCCTTAAGCTCGTCATCAGTGAACTGCTTAGATTGTTGCATTTTCGCATGATACTCACAAATAGGGCACTTTGTTCCGCGGTAGTTTGAAGACGGGCAAAGAATTGAATCTTCATTTGTACCAACCTTTTGGTGAACGTAAACATCGACCATGTATGAACGATCACCTTCGTTCAATTTAGGGTCTTGTGAACCAGCAAGATATGGAATGATGTCGATCAAGTGATTACCATCTTTGGCATTCCACTTGTCCCCTTTGAAATCATCGATAAGATAATCATTCCATTTTCCAGAACCTCCTTGACGCTTTTGAGATTCCTCTGTACGTGCAACCATTTCTTCCTTCGCAGAACCTTTAGCACTGCGGAAACGTGATTTTTTAGCCATCTACTTTATCCTTTCGTTAGTTTCCAGATGCGACCTATGCGCTGATTGGATATCTGTTTGATATGAGTTTTTGGCTTCTTTCGTTATTCTCGGATCTGCCCAATAACCAGACAAGTAAAGAGTAGACAATCTTTCGAGTGCCGCTTTCTTGTGATCTAGTGCGGTCTTCGCACCTTGGGCGATGTTCATTTCACGAACAGCAAAGATAAAATCTTTGGCTGCTTTGATGTGCCGATCATCTTGCAAGATAGCCGCTTTGATTGCGGGCTCAGTTGGTTTCGTTTCAAATCCGAATGACCCCCAGTTAGCACGAATTTCCAAATCGATTACAGCATCTAGGCGTTGAAGCTCTTCCTTTGCTTCGTCCCGATAAGATGCTAAGTCGGCGTACAGAACTGAGTATTTCAGATACAACGAGGACTGTCGGAGCCATTCAAAATCTAGCCCGTGTTGGTCAAGCTCCATATCCTTTTCATAATCTATTTCTTCATGTGACATCACCATTCCTTTCTCTGTTAGAGGTTAATTTATACTGTAAATGAATATCATACAAGAAACTCATAGAAAAATCAAGTTTAAACTTTTGTTGCCGCAAAACATCTATTGATTAATCCAAATTTCCCGCTGTCATATAAATTTTCTTCAAAGAACTCCAACATTTCTGAAATTCTTTGTTCTCCGCTTCCCATTAAAACCTTAGAAAGATACGTTCCAATAGCTCTACGAGTTTGTTCTGGCTCGGCTTCTAAATTATCTAGTATTTTGGCAACGTTTTTCCAAGCATCCCCTTTAACAAGAGACCTGCATAATTCAATAACACTAGCTTCCGAAGCATGGGTATTTTCTATGACCTCTAAAGCTAAATCTTTTTCGGCAGTATCGATTACCATGTCAAGCATCTTCACCGCTTCACGAGGGGAGCCATCACAGGACATAGAAATTCTTTTAATTACTTCAATGTCCACCTCTTTTTCCTCTGCTTCGACTATCTCTTTCAGCAGTCCCATTATCTCACGGGAATTTAAAGACTTCACGGCAATGTCGGTACATCGGGTTCGCATTGCTTTCTTTAATTTCTCTGGATTTGTGGTAGCAAGGAAGAAGAACACATTTTTAGGGGCATCTTCCAGTATTTTCAATGAAGCATCTTGAGCAGCCGAGGTAAGCTGATGCACCTCATCAAGTAGATATACTTTTACTTTCCCACCCATAGGAGAGAGCTTACACTTTTGTTCAATCTCCCGAATAGAATCGATACCCCGCATTGAACTTGAATTGTACTCATAAAAATCAATGTCCGCACAGCCAAGCTTATCAGCTACGATACGTGCGAGGGTTGTTTTGCCACATCCAGAAGCACCTGAGAATAACCATGAATGCGGGATGTCTTTTAAATCCCTTTCAAGTAAGCTTTCAATCGTAGCTACGGCACCTTTGTTTCCAGCAACTTCATCAAGTTCCTGTGGACGATATAAAATGTGCAACGGTTCAGACATGTTTCCTCCTGTTATATTAATTTGTTATTAAAATAATCGCGGGTCACCACTATAACTTCCCATTCCTCCTTGAGAATATAATAATGCTGAACAATGGCTCTCGTTGATTCCCGTAATGAGGAATGACATTCGTTTTGTATAAGATCCTCTCTTTGTTCATAAAGCCGTTCATATTTCATTGCCTCGTCATCTATCATTGACTGTTTTTTTACATATGCGTATATACTAACTCCATCTTCCTCCGGAGTTACATATATTTTACTTTTCGGATAATTTATTTTTATCATAATGAGTTATTAATCCTCCACTTTAACAAAAATTCCATTTATAAGTTTATGTTCTGATAATTCAGCAAAGTTTCCATCTATTTCTGATAGCTCCATATCAATACGATACGGTACATTAATCCATGAAAACATTTGAGCTAATTCAACTTCGGCAATGTGCTTAAATTCAGATAGTATTTCCAATGATTCTTCCGGAACTAAATCAAGTATCCCACTATCATGTACTTGTCCAATGATGTTTGATTTCCATTTGTATTGCTGTTTCCTTTTTCTAAGAAGATTCAAACATACAAGCAGCAGGTGGAATGCAGTTCCCTGAATAGGAAAGTTTGCTGTCTGTTTTTTATCCATGTAACCAGTGAAACGGAAACCTAAATGAGTTTCCACGTACCCGTTTTGTAAGTAGAAATCATTTATTTCTTTTTTCCATGCAGTATAAACCTTGAATCGTTTATTCCACATTATGTCTTCTGCTGTTTTACAATGCTCGGTGAACTCATCAACCGTATAGATTTTAAGCTCCCGCATGTGATCTCTTAATGTAATGCCTGACTTTATTTTAAGATCAAGAGAGGTTTCCCATAGATTAGGAGCACACGAACCGAAGTAGTCTCCATAAAATTGAGGGAATGTCCATCCATTTTTTATAAAGAATCTAATTTCTGAGGTTATTTCTTCTCCAGGAAGCATCCAAATATCAGAGCCATTATCCCTGTGCATATCTGTACCTGGGGTTACAAGGTACTTTATAAAGTTAGGGTCTTTATGGTACGTTGCTGATGTAGAAACTTCCATACCGGAAAAGTCAATCTCTGCAAGCATGTTCCCTTTTCTTGGAATGATTCCTCTACGAATCAATTTCTTAGATTCTTTGTCTCGCTTTGGAATATTTTGAAAGTTTGGATCATTTGATTGTGATCGATATGAAACAGCTACGGTCAATCCAAAGAACGGATGTAAGAAACCATCAACCTCCTCACGTTTGTACTGTGCAAGGTATGTGTCTCTTAATTTTAGATATTTACGGAGATCAAGGATGTAATTTGTTACTGGAAGATCAAGCTTTTTAAGAACTTCGGCATCAACAGCTTGACTCCCACCTTCAGTTTCTTTTATTGATTCAATCCCCATTTGTTTGAACAGCAAATCTTTTAAATCGTCTGGGGAAGTTTCATTGAAAGGTCTACGGAATTTCTTTGTGAATGCCACAACATTTTCGTTATTTTTTATTGATTTTTCAAGCCCAATGATTGTAGCAGACAGTTCTTTTTCCGTCAGTTCATAGTAATCAGGATCTACTCTGATTCCAGTCTCTTGAATATAAGACATGGTATCAACAGACTCTTGCCACAAAGCGTCCGCATTTTTTAATCTTCCTTTTAATTCTTCCCGTTGTGCCAAGAACAATTTCATTGTACAATAGGCATCAATACCTACATAAAGCAATTGTTCTGGCAATGGCATTTCATCCATTTTATTGAAGCTGTTCGCCCCACCTGTAGATTTTATATACCGACTTGCATTCTTTTCATACGAATGAAGCCCCCACCGTTTAAAGATTTGATATTTTAAACTCTTTGTCATCTTACGATGGTCAAGTATGTGTTGCGTTGCTTGGGTACAGAAATTTACATACTCGGATGATTTTAGAATGTGCCTTCCCCAAACATTTTCAAAGTTCTTGTTATGTGCGATATGGATTACGTTTGTGCTGGATAAATAATCTTGCAGCGTTTCCGTTATGTCTTCCCAATCTTCATCAGACCAATATTCTTGATAGTCTACAGGGAATGCCCAACAATGGTCTTTCGTAGAGATTGCTATTGTAGGGATTTTATGTCCGTCGGCTTGCGGTTTTAATCCAGTAGTTTCAAAGTCAAATGCCTGATGTCCTCCAAGTTCGATCAGCTCGTCAAGCTTTTCAATGACATCATCGGCATCTAATAGAAAAGTTATGTTTTTAGAATTGGTATAATCATAAGTTGGAAGCTCGACATTTTTCTTTATGAAGGCAGTAGCTTTCCTTAAATCTCTTGTGAATACCGATTGAAAGTTCGGATCTTTCTTCTTAGCTTGTACCATAAATATAGCAAAGAAAGGCATCAACCAAGCGGACAGTTCATGAATAGGAACAGCTTCTCCATGTATCGCCGTATCTTGTATCCCAGAATAATATTTATCAGTGATTGCTCCTAAAGAAATATTACCGAACGTCCAAATATATTTTGGAGACAGTTCTTTAATTTCATCCATCAATCGGTAATTGCATTTCAGCATTTCTTTTTTAGACGGCTTTGCTTCTCCAAGATTGCATTTTATCGCAGAAGTAACCCAACAATCTTTGTACAGGTTTATTTTGTGCTTTCTTAATTCGGTGGTTAAGAATTTATATTGTTGGCTGTCAGTTAAATTTCCAGTTCTGTTGGCTTGATCATCAATTGAATCAATGACAATCAGGATTCCTTTTTCCCCTTTACCAGCATATTCTATTCTAGGATGTTTGCATCTGGAATCTAATCCACAGGAACCACATCGCATATCAACTGCTTCCTCGGAATTTCCGAAGAAGCTGTGAATTTTAGCCATCGTCTTGCCTTTCGAAAGAATTAATCTTTTACTGGGAGCTGGACAATGTGCTTGAACGTCTTACTGGAAAACATCGCACTCGTATCGGCAATGGATAGTGAGTTTGTCATTGTTAAGATGTGGGCAAGAAAATCAGGGGAGATTGAAAATTCAACCGTTTCCTTGCTGTGTTTATTATCGAGGACTTTTTGAATACGAAGTCCTTCTTTTCTCCCCGAGATAGTTGTCTGTCCATTTACAATACGAATGTCAACAGATCGCATGAAACCTGACTGTCCTTCAACGAGGCCTCCTAGATTTTGCAAAACAGGAATAAGATTTGAATCCACCTCGATTGCAGTAATCGCTTTGAAGTTTGTAAAGATTGGTGTAAAGTCTGGGAACTCTCCAGAAACAGTACGACAACTCAGGATTGCCCCATCTTCATTTGAAAAATGAATCCAACCATTATGTACAGCGTACTCATCAAAAGTATCAAACCCAACAATGTCCGTTACTGACGTTGCTGGAATAAGAATCTCTTCCATTTTTAGATCGAGAGTTAGAAGGGATAGTCTGTGTCCGTCTCCTGCAGAAATAGATTTTCCTTTTATGTGAACACAAAACAAATTATTTGAATCCAATGCGTTTGTGGAAGCAGACAGCCGAGCAAGTGCAATCTGATCAAGAAAATTTCCTGGAAGTTCTTTCCAATCCATTTCATCAAAGTCCACCCCTTTGAAAAACTCCTCAACAACACGGGACTCAATTTCTGTAGAGATAATTGCTTCTGTACTGTCGGAGGATAGGCATACTTCCCCTTCGCTTGCAGAAATTTCAATTTCTTTATCTGAGATACCGGAAAGAACTTTATTCAAATCTTCGGCAGGCACAGAACACGATACGCCAGTTTCAAATGGAATCATGACGGAAACACGATCATTGTATGCCAAGATTTCTTCCCCAGTAAATACAATATGTGCCATTTGAACTACAAGATCCTTTGTGCTTGTTCCTGCAAGACAAGATTTGATTGCTTTTTTAAGCTCGGCTGTTTTAATCTTCATCAGTTTTCTCCCAGATAAAATGTGAGTTGTTTAATTTTTCTTTATCATAGATAAATGGATACGAAGATCCAATAGGCATCATTAAATATTCCGGTGTCTCATACAATTGCACTTGTCCATTGTATGCTCCGGTAGATTTTTTATTGTGGGTGACAATGAATTCCTCGGAGAGATCAACAGTTGATGCAATAGGTTTGAGTAAAAAAGAATACTCTGAATCGGTGGAGTAATCTTTTAAAACTTCAACAACTAGAATAGCATGACTTTCTTTGTATTGATACAATTCACCAGTTTTAATAAAGTCCCATCCGTTATTATTTCCTCGAGCCATCTGTTCCTCCTTTTAAGTTCTTCATTACTTCAATCACGTTGTTTGTTTCCTTCAAAAAGAAGAACGAGGACAGCCGATTATATTCCCCTGAACAGTCGAGACATAGATTGGCTAACTCAGTTTCTTTTTCCACCTTACCAAGGTATTCGAAATTACCAGCAAAAAATATTCGCATGATATTAATGCCTTGTCTTTCTAAGACCTTTTGGGGGCATTACCGATTCCCCGTGTTTCTCTACAAGACCATCAATTACTTGGTGTAATAAGGCTATGGTCATTGTTGGGGTAACATCCGAGGTTGTTGCTATAGAAATTCCCATAGTGTCCCCTGGCAAGTCTTTTACCCCGATAACGGCCAGAGAATCGTAACAGCTTTCCTGAACTTCCTCACACAGTTCCTCTATTTCAAATTTAGCCTGCACGTTGCATACATTTTTCCCCATGGTATAATCTCCTTTTCAGTTAATTAAAAAAATGATCGTATCTGTGGAGTCCAGGACCAAGGCCATTCTGGACAGGAATCAGCGATCTTTTGAAAGTAGTTCATATTTAAAGCATAACGAAGTGAATTGTTGTTGCAAATTCCGAGCGTAACCACGTGCTCCACGCAAGTTTTTTCTTTATTGATGAATAGCTCTTGCTCTTTCAATTCATAGTCTGGATCCGCTTCGAAAGTATAGCTCTCCCCCACTTGGAATCCCATATATTCAATGTATTCTTTAACCCCCGATTGTTCCGATTTAGTTAAATTTTGAATATGTAAACCTTCCATAGATTTTTTAGGAGAACGCTCGGTAACAAATATTTTGATTGGGGTCTTGTCATACCGCGGAAGACCGTTCGTCCCAAGTTTCGGGAGAAGGATAATTCCATATTGTGAATAAGACACCCAACTAGAAGTATCGATGCTGTAAAATGGATAAGCAGTCATTAAAGACGGAGCAGCTAATCCGAACCCATGAACTTTGCATTTAGGTTTTCTATCTGGAGTGTCACAGATAATATCAAAGCAATTGTTTAGGAAATGTTGTCGTGATTTATGGGAAGCCCCACCAGCCATCCCCCCTAAACAAAAGTATTCATAATCTAAACATTGGTACAGATAACTAATGTCATCTTCAACGTGGAACACTGGCATTGGAGTTAAACCAGAACTTTCCATAATGTTCTGATTTTTCCATGTCGCTTGTGCATTGCCGATAACATCAAGAACGGGATAAATATCGATAACATCCTCATGCTCTTTTATGTAGGAAATGTAATCAGCAACATCAATTGGCTTACCTTGTGAATCGGCAGAGAAAGCCCCGCTATCAAGAAAGAAAGTAACACTCATCCTATGTCCTCTATTTTAATCATGCGATCATCAATATAAAAATCTGCTTTTGGCTTTCCTAAATGTAATTCATGGTAAGGAACGCTGTATTTATCCAGCCAAGATTGCGTAACATTTAGATCACAATGCCACCTTGCGCTTTGTAAGATTATTGTTGCTCCGCTATTGTAAAGTTCCCGTATTTTCCAAATAGTATTTTCATTTGGGGTTCTACTGAGATAATCATGACCTTCAGTTTCGTTTGTGAGTACCCCATCAATATCAAAACAAAAGGTGTGTTTTCTTTTAGCACCTTCTGGAGGGGATTTCATTCGAAATTCTTCCACACATTTTATAATTGATTTATTCCGTTCCTCAATGTACCCATCATCAAGTGCTTTTGTATAATACTCTTGCATTAACTCTTTATTGGTAAATGGTGTTTTAATATTATTATCCCATAGGGCATTCCATTTTCTAAAACATGCTGGACACGCATGACATTCTTTACCAAACATATTAGGGGAATAACAAGAGAAAGTGGAATTGATAATGTTCACTGCATCGGTTTCATTTTCAAGTAACGACTTAACTATATCGGATTTTGTCACTTCCCAGAATGGAGAAGTTAATTTAAAATCTGGATTATTTAAAATCAATCGGATTGTTCTGGATATGGAATAAAAAGCATTTTCATTCTTATCACCAACTACATCATCTTTCACTCCGGCAATTACCACTTCATCAGAGTATTGTGCTGCTCTCATAGCAAATAGTAAATTTCTTCCTGGTATGAAAGCATTTTCGTTTGTGTCTATTTCAGAAAAATCCAAAGAGTTGTCAATTATAGTATGCGGTGCTATTTTTAGCACGACCGCTTTTTCTTTATCTGAATAGGTTTTCGTATCAAAGAAGATGGTTTGAGGTTTGCCTAAAAAGTAATAAGCAATTACAGAATCTAAACCACCAGAAAGACATAGAATTTTATTATACATAGAGCCTCCTGAATCCTTCGTTGCTTCCATAGTGTCGCATAACTGAATCCGAAAATCAGTTCACTATAGAAGCACCTCACCATTGAGGCCGAAGGAAATTAATATCGGAATTGAAAACTGAATGCCCAAAGAAGCCATCCAATATTTATTGTAATTATTTTATTCGATTTCGCAGCAGACAATAATGGGAGAATATAAAATTCATTTTCTTCCTTATCCCATTCGGTCGTTTCTATTTTCATTTTTGCTCCTTAAAACGCTGGGCTGACTTAGTACGGAGGGGGGTTATACCAGTACCAGCCTGTACTTAACATAGCAGCTCACCTTCCGAGTTCGTTACTATGAATTTTTAGACGGTAGCAGCGTCTTATTTATTTTAGTCTTGCTGTGTATATTCCACGGATTGCTAATTCATGCTCTCCTGAAGACAAAGTAAAATTTACAAGATTTCCTTCAGACTCGATTTTCCTTTGCAATTCTAAAGGATTAACTCTTATTTTTGGAAATAAAATACTAACTATTTTTTTCATAAATTCTCCTTTGCAGCGGCGGGGGATTCGAACCCCCTCGGTAGCGACCCTCTCAGAAGGTGATCAACACTTCTATAGACCGACTCACCGCTGATAATAATCTCTCTCTTTCTTATTTACCTTTTAAATCAAATGATTACAGACCGTGGATGTAAGAATTTAAAGAATTAACCCCCATCTTGATGTAATGAGCATCAATATGGGTAGACCAAGCACACCCTCTACATCGGGTGGAAATTAATTCTTTACCATACTCAGAAAAATATTCCCAATTTTCATGAATTGTAGTCATATCAAATTTTGGTTTTTTCCGTTGCTCTTGAAAATCATCACAATAATGTACCGAACCATCACAATCGATTGTTACCCAAGAAGGAAAAACATCGTGTTTTGCACAATTCCAATTAAAGTTTTTCAGTAAGGAAAAGTTTTCTTGTGCCATTAATGCAAGAAATTCTGTTGAAGCGTGTACAAGTGCTCCATTTTCTTTAAGCTCTTGAACTTCATACAAAGTTTTTAGTAAATAAGGAAAGTCTTGTTCTTTAAACAACAGACCACCGCCGTCTCCTCTGCACTTACTCCCTGGCAATCCCCTATCGGGGTGGATGAAGTCAAAGAACGTCCAAATGCCCAATTGCGAATTTTTTATAATTGTTTCCGGTAGTAAATGAAAATTAGTTCTGGTAAGGGTAGAAATAGCAGCAACATCCCTAATATCTCCAAGACTCTGGAAATAAAGCAAATCTTCGATTGTACCTACCATCTTCAATTCACTGGAGTAGTCAAGTGGAAGCATATCGTAGGACATAGAAATACTTTTAGCTCCAGCTTCGTAAAGCAGTTTTAGTTTCTCTCGGAAACTAGGAACTATTCCAGAAGTGATAATCGTTGTGTTTATGCCGATTTGTTCTGCGAAAGCCACAACGTCTATCAATTTATCAAACTCAAGAAGTGGCTCGGCACCATAGAATGCTGCAAATTCGCATCCTAGTTCTTTTAAGTTCCTCATGCCGTTAAACCAAGAACCAACACTTCGGTTATTCTCTTTTCCTGTAACCATGCCACAATAACTGCAATCCAAGTTACATTTGCGACTAAAAAGAATTTCTGCTTTAACAACCTTCATCATTACCCCTTAATCAGCATCATGAGTTCTTGTCGAGTAGTTTGGTTTTCTAAAAAGCACCCCTGCATGGAACTTGTTACCATTTTAGAGTTTTGCTTTTGAACACCTCGCGAGGTCATGCAGAAATGCTGTGCTTCAATGATACACGCAGCACCGGAACATAGACCATATTCCATAAGGGCATTTGTGATTTGTTTTCCGATTCGTTCCTGTATTTGTAACCGGCGAGCGAAGACTTCCATTAATCGGACAAGCTTCGACACTCCGAGAACTTTCTTAGTTGGCATGTAAGCGATATGTGCTTTTCCGAAGAACGGCTGCATATGGTGTTCACATGTGGAGAATAATTCAATATCTTTTACCAAGACAATTTCATCGTAATTAACATTATCCCCAAGAGCAACGTCTTCGGGGTCGAATGCTTTAAGTACGCTTTTCGGGTCAATATTATAACCACTGTAAAGCTCTTTAAAAGAACGAACAACACGATCTGGAGTTTCAAGCAAACCTTCTCTGTCGGGATTGTCTCCGGCAAAATCCAATAATTCCGCTACGGCGGCTCGTGCGATTGCTTCACTGCTCATTTTTTATATCCTTGATAGAAAGAAAAGTTCGTGGGATACAGCTTTAAGTTTTACCGGACAGTTATGTAGGCTTTTAGACTGCTACCCGAACCACGAACTTTTAGATTCACAATTAAGTGACGGGAACTACTTGATTAATCTATTTGGTCCAAAATTCTTCTTCGACCTGGTAATGCGTATCATTCAATTTGACATCTTTGCCTTCCGGCTTAGTTTCCGTAACCTTCAGACCTTTATCATTTTTCAGGTGTTTCACATGATTAACAACCCGAGTACGGGCAATTCCGAGTTCTTTCATCATGAAAGTAACGGTGTTGCCAGCAAACAAAAGATCATCGAGTTTACCAGAAACTGCTGTTTTCACATGACCGTAGCGAGAAGGTTCGGCACCTTTATTTTTACCAACACCGGCGACTTTTTTCTTCGCAGGCTTGTCCTTCGCAGGCTTGTCCTTCGCAGGCTTGTCCTTGACTGGAGCTTCGGCAGCATCGCCATCGCCTTCGCTCTCTTTAGATAGCTCATTGTACGCATCCACGAAAGGATCAGGAAGTTGATCAGTCATACCTTTTTCATCAATTTCCTCAATAGCCAGAAGGAAATTTTCCTTCAGGACAGTTCCTTTCACTCCTACCGTACGCAGGGATTCGATACCTTCCAGTTTCAGTTCGTTGAGTTTTTCCACGAGTGCTTTCAATTCGGCATGTTTCATTTTTCTTCTCCTTGAGATTGAGTTACTTTCTTTTTCTGCTTCGGTGTGTCCCAGTACGGGGAACGGCAATTAGGGCAAGTTTTCACTGTTTGAACTCTTGGCACCCAAGAATGGCCGCATCGCTCACATGTTAGTTTGTGGATTGTTACTGATTCTTCCATAAGCTCCTCTCTTTGTTTTATTTACATATACTATATACGCATGTGTACTACATGTCAAGCAATATTTAAAATTTTATGAATTTGGACGTTGATTATTATTTCTACACCGGCTTGCTTTGCCGATGCAAGTATTAATTTAGTTAATTTCTTGTCCCCAGGAGCGAATACCAACTTAGGGCAATCATATGCGAATAAGGCATTGAATTGCTCACAAACATCGATTGCCTCTTTTAAATCCTCTTCAGTAAAAATCAAGAATTTTATTAAATCATGCTCTTTTAAATACTGGTACGGGAATTTGTTCAGCTCTGGATAAGAAGACTTTGCTGAAGGTAGTTTATAATCAACAGCCCAAACTATTTTGAAATTTCTTCCTTGAGTGTTTCTAGAATCAAACAAAGGAGGAATTCCAGAGGTTTCAATGACGATCTTTTTTATCCAATCATCTTTCCACATGGCTAATAATAAATCTTCAAAACCTTTTTGAATTACTGGCTCTCCTCCGGTAATAATTATATTTTGATTACCGATGCACTTAACTTCCTTGATAATTTGTTTTACTGTATAGTGTATCGGTCGGGCATCCTCTGTTATGTTCCACGATTCTTGGGTGTCACAATAAACGCATTGCACTGGGCAACCAAAGAAACGAACAAAAGTGCAAGGTTCCCCTTGGCGGATGGTTGTTCCTACTTCGCCTGATATGGATTCAAATATTTCAGCTATTCTCATTATAAGTCCTATCCCCCCACATACCGGTAACCATTTTACTCATGGAAGAAGCAACCAAAATTGCATGGGAGGTCGGGGTTTCCCAAAGAACAATCTTCGATATTCCTTTTAGATTCCCTTCGTATTGTAGGCAGTTCCAAATATACACTACCATATTTTCTGCTGTAGGATTAAATAGAAGTCCGTTAACATAGGAATGGTCCAGTTTATCTATGACGCAGGAATTTACAATCTTTTTCAGATCGGAAAAATCCATTACCATTCCCTCTTTTGCGTCAACCGGCCCTGTAATAGAAACTTTCAATCTCCATTCGTGTCCATGTAAAAATCGGCATTTTCCTTTATGATGAGGAAGAGCATGTGCCGCAGCGAATGAAAATTCTTTCGAAATAGTAATCATACTGCTACTTTTAAAATCTTCGGATAACTCTTTACTTCCAATATTAGAAATAAGATCATCGGAAAGCTGGGAATCAAGCACGAATCCTTTTCCTAGGACTTGTTGCTCATCTTTAATATTTCTATGAACAGTTCGAAAATGCTCTTTTGAAAAAGGAATATGGCGATCATCTTTATGTTCTGGTACCACGAATTGCTTGTCCATTTTATTCTCCTATCGGTTTGTTAAAGAAATAGATTCTGTTGGTCCACCAGTAGACCTAGATTCTTTCATTACTGGAACTTCATCAACGATTTGTAAAGTAGGTTCATCAAACCAAACGGACTCCATAGGCTTTCCGTCTTTTAAAGTTTGTGATTTTACTCCGTAGGTATTGCAATTGGTAAGCCATTGTGTCCTAGATATGATAACTCCAGTAAACCCAGTAATTGTGCATTTTACTTTTTTCCCTAGACCGAATTTAAAACTACTCATTGTTTTTCTCCTTATGCTGTTGTTAGATGCACATCGAATAATGGCTTCTTTTCTACAGTAACTTGGTTTGTCCAACTATCACATTTATTGCATGAATAAAATCCATGGAACTGTGGATTTTTTGTTATGTCTGATTTACATTTTTTACATGTGATTTTTAAATACATTTTATCTCGGTATTTCGTATTTTATGGTTACCCGAACTCCATCGAAATCTCGGATTTCCCTACATTTTGAACATCTAAACGGTTTATCGGAAACGAATCGATTTTCAAATCGACCAAAGTAATTTCGTAAAATACACTCATCTAATTCTAGTATGGTGCATTTTGCTTTTTTAAATTCCTTCATCAATTTTTTATATTGAGTAGAAAAGTTTTGTGGACAACAATAAATAAATTGAACTACTGCAATCCTATTCATCTTTTTTAGCCGTGTCCTCGTTAAAAAATTGATTCATTTTAGCACGGATTAAGGCATGAAATCCAGGCTCTTTTTCTGGGTCTGCGGCCATAAGAGCACCAATAGTGACAATGTACATTTGCCCAGCATTCGCAGTAGCTCCTTCTTTCTCCGGAATTATTACTTCAACCGCCCCATCATGAATAATCAAAGCGGCTTCATCATCTTTAATGGTGAATGTTTTCATTTTACTCTCCTACTTCCACGAAAATCGCATAATCAATCATACCGGCGGTTAGTAATTGAAGTCCAGTAGCCCCTGTTTCATAATCCCTAACAGAAACCGTCCCTTGTGATTCTAAATGCAAAACCCATAAAGCTAATTCATGGATTGCTTCTTCCCCTCTTCCTAATATGGCAAGGCAATCATATTTATGGTACGCATTTTTTACTTCTTTCGGAGGGTACGCAGCCGCACATTCTAAATCTGGAACAGGTTTGTAATCGATTGAATTGTATGGATTATGAGCAATCCAATTTCCAGACCGAGAAAGGAATCCAACACAGTCTCGCAGGAATCCACATTCCCCTTCATCCTCAAATATCAATTTATGCTGAATTGCAAACCGTTCGCAGATAGCCCTTGCTGCCTTTTTTTCACACATTGTTTCCTCCTGTTAAAATATATCCGATTGTAAATAATCGGAATCTCCATCTTTCGTTGAATGATTCCATTTTTTAAATTTTGAATCTAAACCATTTTCAAGCTTTTCTAATAACTCGATTTGTTTTTCTGATATCCAATTCTGATCGGCAATGTTTTCTACAAATCTTCTCGAAAATGGGTCAAACCAAGCTTTTTTATGCAGGAGTTTTAATCTGTTTTCTATTAATTTTTCAATCATAACTCCTCCTGTTATGTTATTTCTGAATCAATATAAACTTGTCCAAGTGTCAAGTTATTTAATACAACGCAGCGTTCCCAATCTTTCATATCTTTTTTGTAACGATGGGCAATCCATTTCAAGTTCTGCCGCTGCCAATATTTATCTTTGTAAAGTTTATTTTTCTGGGTGTTATCCTCGTTGATTCCAATCAATCCATCAACGATCATAACTTTGCTGTAATCTTCGGCAATATCAATCTCACCAAGGGTTGTTTTCTCGGCAGCTCCTCGATTACCTTGACTTGCAGTGAAACATAGAACATTTCGTTCTTTCGCCATACCAGAAATCTGTTCCCAAATATCGGATAGTTGATGTCGTCTTTCCCCTATCTGAGAATCCTTCTTAGCAATATCGGCATAGTCAATAATAACCACATCAGGAATCCAACCCTCCAATTGCTCAACGCTATCAAGCTCGTCCTCTAATTCTGATATTGTTGTTGACCCTATTCTATGGCTAAATATTTTCAATGTGTCCTGACCGAAATGAAGTTTGAAACTCTCCATTGCTTTGTTGATTTCCTTTGCACTTAGCTTTGGAAGATTTTCTACTTCCATCCAAGTTGTGCATTCAAAATCAGATTCCTGCTCTCCAGCATCTCGATCAGACCAATCTCGTCTACAAACTTCACAGATGGTATGTGGGGTATCCATATAATCAGGAACCCCATCTTCCTCTTCAAGGATAGATTCACCTGGGTTTGTACAGATTGATTTTAAACATTCCCCATTCTGATTTAAAATACAATCAAATACAGGGATTTTATAATCTTTCGATCCTTCTCCAAATTCCCGAAATGTGAGCATCGCTGCTAATCGTTCTTCAACTTCGGAAGTATCCATCTCCAAGGAAAAGAAAGCAACTCGAAGTTTGTATGTGGAAGCAATGTAGGCACAATACAGTAGCCACCAACTTTTGCCACTTTTCGGTTTCCCCATGAAAGCAATCAGTTTCTTTCGAAGCAGCGGGGCAAAATAACTACCGAGTGCTCCAGGAAACCTCATGATCTCTTGTTTATCTTTATAGTACCATTCTTCAAATCGATCTGAAAATTCACGAAAGAATGTCACACCTCTTGGCATTTTTTCGTTAACCTTCTTTATATCATTCAAAGTATCCCAAGCAGCGGTAGCTCCATTCTTCTTTAAACTCCAAGCAGCATCCTCGATTGCTATCTCAACCACTCGTTCCCGAATGTAGTCAAGCATCTTCGGAAGTAAATATCCAGAATTGAATGGCTTACCACTGAATCTATCGGATATAGTTATCAACAACCTTTCGATTAATTCTTTATCTGCTAAATCTTGATTCCTGGATTCTATTTCAAATATTTCGCTGATCTGCTCTCCAGGCACAATCTTAAATTCTTCATAAAATTCTAAAACCCAACCAGAAACTGTTCGAATATGAGGGGAGCGAAAGAATCTGGGCTCCATTACATGAACAATTCCTTTCATGAATTCCTCGGATACGATCATCCCTGTTAGGAACAAATCCTCTTGATTTGAATCAAGTTTTAATTCTTTTAGCGTTTTACGTTCTGTCATTGCATCAAATCCTATAGGCTCCGTTGCGGAGCCTCATCGTCCGTAGACATTAAATAAAAAAGCATAGCAGCATAGCAATAAAAATTTAAAATCGATTACCGCTAAAATTCAACACGTTTTTCAAAAACTCCCCAAGCATGTTCCCCAGCAAAATACTTTGGAGTCTTTTCTAATATCCTACCTCTCCATTCTTGTGAAAGGGTTACAAAGAATATGCCTGCTATAATTTTAGGCTTTCCATATTTCATTCGAAAGCTCCTCTTTGCATCTGGTAATTTAGAAAATTTAACAAGCTTAGAACCAAGTTCAGAAAATGATTGTAAATCTCTTCCAGTAAATTTCTTATCTTGTTCGGTATACTCATTGAAACAATTTCCAATTACACGAGTAATATCTGGATGAGGGTCATTCCAAACTGTTTTCAATTCACCACAACATAATTCAAACAACGAGGAATTAAATTCGTATTGTCCACGTTCTGTTCCTAATATGAAATCCCCCAATGTTAATTTCGATATGAATTGTTTATTTTCTGGAAACAAACCTTTATCATTCACAATTTGGCTAAACAAAGTAATTTTAGAAATCAACCAAGCTGCTGAAATTTCTCTATCGGGGATTACTCCGTCAGGGACAATCAATTTTCTATTCTTCCCACCTTCTAAAGTAATTCCTTTTTGATACAATGTGCCATTCAATAAGTTTTTGACTGCAAGGATAGAAGTATCCAACGTTTTATTTTGTTTCTCTTTCAAATCTGAAATCTTCTTTAAACCAGGCAATGAGTTCCAATGTCGTTTAATTTGGACAAAGGTCTTTGCATTGTAGAAATTGTTGATTGCTTTTCTTTTAGCTGAAAGTGGTTTATCTTTTATTGGTTGAGCAAAGCCTCCTTTTACTTGGCTTCTTATAGATGGTTTAGATTTTACAATCTTCCTCCTATTCAACTTTGTCCTCGCTCCAGTCACTTTTGAAAAAAGTGGTTTAACTTCCGAAGGAAGTTCTTTTAATAAACTTCTTTTATATATATGAACTGCACCCCTTGGAGGAGGGGTCGGTCCTGATCCACTGGGATTGTTTTCTGTACCTAAGGCACCCCTTGGAGGAGGGGTCGGTTCATTCAAAATTCCCAAGTGTCTTTTTTCTAATTTTTTGATATTGCCTTTGATCGTTTTTAAATCTAACTCTGAATCCTGTTTTGCATTTTCAACCAATTCTAAAGCAAGATCAGTATCCACAAAAGTTTTCGTTTTTATTTTTGTGAATAAATATTCCATATTTTGCTTATTTACATTTTCTTTATAAAATTCAGGGAAGTGGATAAATATTTGAAAGTTAGCCTCGAACACTTTATATTTTTTTATGTTACCGAAACTATTCCGTGTTATTTTTAACAATTTCCATTCTTCAAGTTCTCTAAACCCTCGACCATATTGAGCTTTGCTTGTCTTTGTGACTTTAGCGATATAGTCTTGGCCTATAGTAATTGTATTTTCATTTGAGTTTAGCGCCATTTGTCGAATTAAACCAAAAGCAGCAGCAGTAGTTTTACCAAAAATGTCTATCATTTCCGTAAACGTAGTAAAGCACGTAGGTTTAACCTGCTTTAAGTCTGTCATTTCCTACCTCACTATATAGCTTTTTTAAATTGTTTTATGTAATATTCGGGGCATTGTAGAATGGCTTGTTCCACTTTGTGATTGATTCTTATTTTCACGGAATCACCGCCATCATCAGAAACTTCTAATACAGAGAAGTATTTTAAAATTTCTTCGGCTTTTTTCTGTTCTTCAAAAGAAAGGTTTGTTATTCCAAAAATGTGATCTCTATTTATTTTGAACCAAAATATTGGGTCTGCTTCTTCTGGTTCAATGTTTTCTTCAATTAAGGAAATAAATTCACATTGGGCGTATCTATGTAGAAGGGCTGCGGAAACAAAACCATAAACTTTTGTTTCGTTGATAGTTCCTCCAAAAATAACTCCTCGATATAAAACATCCATTAATTACTCCGACTGTAAAATATTGAAATAACTGTATATGTGTATATCATAAGAGATATGTGTTGGGATGTCAATATAAAAATTAATTCCACCAGTACATCCTAACTTTTTTATGAACACCGAATTTTTTAGACCATTCTGGGATAAAGCTAATTATGTCTACTTTTGGTTCGTCTTTAAATCTATTATTCATGTGTCCAGTAACTGTGAATAGACCAAATCCGTCAAGTAAAACTATCTGCCCTAATTTTATACCTATCTTCTCTCTAAATTTTTTAGGAACTGCGATTGTTCCTGGCATAACAAGTTTATTGTTTGAATCTATAAGTGGAGTTTTATCACATTGTTTTTCAAGTGGATTATATGAAGTAGCGGTGACTTTAATTGAGTATACTACGGCATCTTTTTTATATCCAGGCAATGCGATAGCAAGAAGTTTATCTGCTCTTTTATTTTCCTCGATTAATGAATAGAGTTGATCTAAATGTAATTCTTTTTCCGTAAAAGAACTTTCCTTAGATAGTTGGGAAATAAAAAAAGAATCCATTATAGAAACAATAAAAACGCTTATAATAATAATTCCTAAAGTTATTACACAGGTCAGTAAAATAGTTTTCATACTACTCCACATTACATGCCCTCCTTTCTTTAAATTTAGGCCAAAGTCGGTTAGATTTTCTCCTATCAGGCATGATCTTTGTGTATTTATTTATTTGGTAGACATTTTCTGAATCATGCCCAAATAGAGGACTAAATTCCCCTCCTAGTGGGTTTAGTAAATCTTTTGATCCACACTGAGGGCAAGCAACTCCAAAGTCGGTAATTACCGCTCCGACATTTGAACATTGCTTGCAGATTGCTTCATTTCCGTTCACTACTGTTTTCATTTTATTCTCCAGGAGAATTTTCTGGCATTATCAGTGTTTCAAAGTGCGGAATTCTTTCAATGAAATCACAGAATATTTGCCAGTCGGGGTGGCGGTGAGTTCTACGGGCTTTATATATAGCACGTAGAGCTTGGAAAGAAATAGTCATGCTTCGGGTGTATATTTTTTTCGAAAGGCCCACTTGTTTCTTTTCCGCAAGTGCTTCACCAGTTAATTCCTTAAGTTCGTTGTGCATTGAAGAAGAGGTTGAGATTACTTCCACTCCGTGTCGGTAAGTTTCAAATTCAATCATAAAGCCTGCCTGCATTTTGACTGTCACATAAAGCATTATTCCTCGTGAGAATTTTGCATGATCCGTTCCAGCGAGAATTAGATTTTTAGCTCGTTTTAAATTTTCCTCTTTCGTATATTTTCGTACCCCGTCTTTAGGTAGCCGCATTGCTCTTAAAGAAAAATTAACACCAGTTAC